CAAAAAAAAAGAGGGTCTTAATTGACCCCCTTAATTTATTGTTAATGACTTGTTTTAACTAATTTAAAAATAAGGCACATCTTTAGCATTTTTAATTATCTCGTCTCGTAATTTAAAAATACGCTCTGGTATATCTTTCCCTTCTTTTGTATCATATACGCAACCATCTGAAAAGATTCGGTATCTATTCTCAATTAGTAAACTGTCATCCGATTTAAAATTTGTTATCCATGTTATTTTTTCCATAGTTTTTATTATTTAGATTTATTTATTCTGTGTTTTATTTCTCTCTCCATGTCATCACGAAATTTGTCAATTCTCATTTTTAATTTTCGTTCCTCTCTCTTTTTTCTAATATTGTGCATTATGTTTTTTTCTATTCTGTGCATTATAATTCTTTATTTAATTTTTTATGTTCAATAAATGCAAAGAGCATTTCACTTGCCACCTTCATGTCTTTGCGTAATTTCTCGCTATCATTTACCATTGCAACAGGACACCAAGATTTAAATTTTAAATCCTCTGCCCTTTCTCTTATTTTTTCAAGTGAAGTATTTTCTAAATAAGATATTGTGTCTGAGCTTAATTTTACACCTTTGTATGTTGTGAACTTTTTTTCTATTCTATACCTTTTCATTAAATTCAGGATTAGGTTTGTTAGCATCTTTGCCATCAGTTAATATTTGTTGCATTACTTTATCAATCAATCTTGTATATAATTGCTGATTTGTGTCATTAAATAATGAGGGTTGTGCGTAATGATGGTAGCTTTTAAGAAAGAACTCTAATTTTTTTACTTCATCTTTGGCATTTGAGTAGTATTTTAAAAAGTCAATCATTCTTTGATAATACTCAGTAATTACAACTTCCTCCTCATAAATACCATCATTATCAAAAATAACCCCTTGAACATTACAATTACCATTGTTAAAGTAGTCATAATTCAATCGAGATATTACTCTTAAAAGTTCGCCTTGAATAGTGGGTGCATCTCCACAATTAGGAACGAGATATTTATAAAGTTCGTCAAACTCGGTTTGATAAACGCCCTCATCATTCCAATATGTTTTACCAATCGGTGTGAATTCTGTATATGTTTTTTCTTTTGTTTTCATATTAATAGTTTTTTAAATTATGTTTTTTTCTATTCTATGCCTTTTCATCAATAGCTTTTGGGAATTTAGTTTTCTTTACTAATTGTAAAAGTTTTTTTACATCTGATGGATTGTTTCTGTTGAACTTATCAGCATTCTTTTTATCCTTAAAGATTGCAGATACCATTTTGTTTCCATCACGAATCATAATGATAATACCTTTTTTACTAAAGTATCTTTCTGTTTCTACTTTTGTTTTCATATTAATAGTTTTTAAATTTAGCACAATATACGATTTATTTTGCAACTGACAAATAATTATTTTTTTATTATATTTATAGGTTGGATTATGCACAAAAAAAACCCCTGTTAAATTCATGTATTAAATTCACAGATAAGTGTATTAAATTTACACTTGAACTTCACATTTATACATCAAAGGTAACAGGGGAATAAAAACAACTCACATAAATATTTTAATGTAGGGCGGACAGGACTGGAATGTTAGAGATGCACATTGGACTTACACTCTTTTATCTGTTTATCCTGTCTTTCTGGTCTTACCAATTTAGTGCCTTCCAAACTTAGACCCTACATTATTTTTCTTTACTTACCATAGGTTTAAATTTAAATCCATCCTCTTGTATATTAATTTGTATTTCTGCGCCATTTGGACAACAAGGAACTTCCATGTCTAAATCATAACAAGTTTTATCATGGGGATTCCAAATGAACAACCTACTTTGTGCCATATTAATTAGGTGCATAAAATCCTCGTTTGATAATGTATTGTACAATTCACATAAAGCTTCATGTCTTGTTTTGCCCTCAAACCTTATTTTATCTATTACATTTTTACTTTCTTTTGTTTTCATAATTATTATATTAAATTCATATATTCTATATCTCTGTTTCTGCTATATTGTTTAATAGTCCATTCAACACTTCTATTGGTATTGAATTTCTTGATATAAGGAAATGTATCTTTTTCCTTAATAATAAAAATATAACAATACTCATCTTTTAGATTGCCTGTACTCACTCTCTAAGTTTTTATGGTAAACATCAATTTTAGCTTCCAACTCTTTTATCCTGTTTTCATATTCAATGTTCTTTGTTGTTGCATTGTTTAACAACTGCCTTAGGTGTGTAATTTCTATTCTTATTAAATCTGATTGTCCTGTCATTCCTTAATTTTTATTTTATCTTGTAAAAAACTTATAGTGTCCATAATGAACATATCTTTTTGTCTGTGATTATCCATTTTTGATGGAACACAAATCCAATAGTTCGTTGTCTTAGAGGTGAAAAACTTTCTAATCATCTCCCCTATTTGTCTCATTGGTCTCATTTTTTCTTTGTTTTATTGTTTATTATATTTCTGACAATTCAAGTTTTTTAAATTTAAACCTTAAACTTCCAGCAAATTCTGAGCAACCTCCCTCCCTTCCATCATATTTGACTGTATGAAAAAAATACCAATTTCTAATTTCATTAATTTGATATTTCTCTGATTTAGTTTCAGGAATTAATTTATATCCTGTTATATTTTTGTTTTCGTCTTTTATTAATTCTATTTTCATTTTTTCTTTGTTTTATTGTTTATTAATTCTATGTTTTTTTTCATTATCCAATCAAAATCAGAACTATGAAAGTATCTGTTCTTGTCGTAATGTTCTATTGTTTTCTTAATTTGTTTTTTCATATTTTAAATTTTCTTTATGTTAATGTATGCTTCAGCTATTTTTTGCCATTCTTTATTTGTAAATGGTTCATAAGAACCATAATTTATATCCATTAAAAACATATTCAAACGCCTTTCAAATGGGTAGTTTAACCAATCTTCTGTTTGATATTTGCTTTTAATAAATTCTGTTACAATAGTATTGACATTGATTTTATATTCTTGGTCAATCTTATTGTTTTTCCAAAATGTTATTTCCATAATAATTGTTTTTAAATTATACTTTGTTTTCGATATTTCAATGAACTGCATTCAATATAGTAATAAATATTCCAACTGACAAATAATGTTAGTTATTTAACAAAATTTATGTTTTTTGTTATAAATATAACATTCTGTTATTTTACAAAATAACTTCCGTGTGGTACAGAACGAGTAAGTAAATATTGAATTGCATATCTGGAGGAGTCGCACAAATGGTTGTTGGAATCGTGTGGAATAGAGCCAGATAGTTTCCATGAGTAATTATTAAATTCACGGATTAAATTTATACTACTACTATCAACAATCATTTGGTGGTCTTGCATTAAACTAATTCCTGTTAATATGCTTCCTTTTCTTTTTATTGTTGGCACAACATTTAACCCTTTTGATTTTAATTCAGATATTAGTCTTGGCTCAGAATTATCACATACTATTAAATTCTTACCAGCGTATCGAATTGATAAATCATATATTTGACTTGTTGTTAATCCTGTTTTATAAAAATGTTCTTTTAACCAAATAATTTTTCTAACTTTATCAATCGCAACTTCAACTAAAGCTGAGGGGTCAACACTAAAACCAAAATCTAAACCATATATTGAATCTATTTGGGTATTGAATTTACCTATATTCCAATGAGTAAATATAACTCCTTCTGCTCTTTGTAACCAACCACCCATAATCTGATGTTTATATTTCTCTGGCCTTCTTATTTTCATATCATCAATCTGTTTAACAAAAGATTTAGAAAGGTGTGTTAAATTGTCTAAGTATGTTGTATGTATGTATGTTATATTATTCTTAGTTCCATTAAAACCATCTGGAATTCCTCTGTTCTGAAAAAACCTTTGATATATCCAGTTCTCTTTTGTAGTGGGGTTTAGAATTAATATACATCTGTTTGTTACATTCTTTGCTCTAATACTAAAATCAATTTTATCAAAGCTTTCCTCATCAGTTAACTCCTCTGCTTCGTCTAATACAAATGTAGATACACCTTGTATAGATTTTAGTTTTGCAGTTTGGTCTCCACTACTTGTTCTGATACCACTAAAGTATATTGAACTGCCTGTTAAATTATTAATGATTTCTGTTTTAGTTATTGTGAATTGCTCTCCTATTCCCATAAGTTCAATCTTTTCTATAAACTCTGGTATAATAGACATACCTGCTGAAGTCATTGTAAATCGAGTAAACAATATTCTATGTCCAGCTTCGTATGTTAATAATACTAAAAAGGTATTAACTGCAAATGATTTACCACTTCCACGACCACCTGTAATTACAAAGTATCTATCCTTTGAATTGAATAGAGTTTGGTATTTATTGTTTAGGTTTAGGTTTTTCATCTACTTCGTTATGTTCAATATCAATAGTAGTGTCTTTATCTAAGAAGTTTATTACAGGAATATTAACTTCTGTTTTAACATCAAGTTCTTTGCTTTCTTTTGGTTTACCATACTTATATTCCCAAAGTAATCTCATATGAGGGAAACTTTCTTTTGCCATCTTACCAAGTTCTAACCAAGCTTTCTCCTCACTTCCAAATACTTTTTTCATTGATTGTAAAGCAAAGCTACTTATCTTTTTTTCTTGTGCCTTAGGTTTTCGGCCCTGACCTCTTGATATACCTTTTATAGCACCATTATTTCTACGACCATCTTTTTTCTTTATTTCGTCCATAAACCTTTACTTACTAATTGTGCTATAATAGAATAGTTACCTAAGTCCATAAAACTATCTACAAGTGATTCGTTGTTAGCTTTTCTTTTTTTCATAATTAGATTTTTCCATCTGCTTATTTTATCATTCATTCTAAACCATAATCCTGTTAATGCAAAAACTTTACCTTCTTCAGTTTCTAAGTTTGCACCTGTGCTTATATTACTACTACCATAATCTAATTGCTTTTTACAGAACAATTCAAACTGTTCAAGCATAATAGATTCATAATTGTCATATAAATTTGGCTGTTCTTTTTGTAGTAGTTTTCTGTACTTGTTTTCCATTTTTAATTTCATAAATTAATATTTCTAATCTTTGTATCTCTTTTAACAAATTTAACATATCTGCATGTTTTAAGTGTACTCTACCATGATATTTACCATTAGCAACATAACAGCTATTAGTTATAATAAACTGGCATAAACTTTTTTTATAGTTTTCGTAATACTCTATGTCTCTTTCTTTTTGTTTTAAATTCTTAGACATAATTAAAAACTCATCTTTACTTATCTTAACACCATTGCAATATATATATATACTGCTTGTAGGTTGTTTTTTTAGCTTCATTATAATATTGTATGACGACTATGTACGCCACCTATTGTTATAGTTTTTTTATAATCGTTTATAGCTCTCATAATTCCACTACAACACTCATAATGTTCTTCATGTTCATAATATTGTAAAACAAAATAAACATCTGATAAAGTAGATATATTTGTTTCTAAGCAAAGCATAGTATCTCTATAACATTCTTTTTCTTCTAAATATAATTCATTCATTACAAAGTATCTTCTATTAAATAATCATTTAGGTCAAATTCATTTTTAATAAAAGTTTCATATACTTTGATTGCTTGTTCTACTTTTTGTTCTCCCCTGTAATAAAAGTCTTGACTTATATCATATATGCCAATCTCATTTGTAGGGCTTTTATCTATTACAACAAATCTGTAATCTTTATATGTTTTGCCAAATAAATTACAATAAATGTACGCTTGGCTATCATAATTATACATATAAGCACTATGCTTAAATTTATGTATGTTTGCCGTACTTTTTAAATCTACCAAACATTCTCCTAATATATCTGCCTTACCTCTAAATGGATGATTTAAAACATTATTTATTTCTGGCACTTCAAACTCTGCGTTCAATATAAAATCTGATGCTTCTTTACAATTATAAAATCTATCTCTTAATCTTAGAGCATTGTCTCTTTCTTTGATAGTAAATACATCCCACCTTTCCTGTTTAGCTAATTTATATTCTTTATTATTTTTTGTAGCAACATCTAAAAATAAACACTCATTAAATTTATCTTGCTCTAGTATAGAAGCATGAAATAAATAACCTTCTGATAATGCAGTCGATTCTGTAGGCAAATCAAAACTCATGAGATACTCTCTTGGTGATTTAAGAAGTTTAGATACTGAACTACTTGATAAACAAGCTTTTGCCAAGTAACCATAATAAAATTTATCTTCTCTAGCTTTCTCAATTAGTTCTTGTCTGTTCCAAAACTCACCATCTAATGTTGTTATAAAATCTTTCATATTAATTACAGTTTATATTATATTGTGTACTTCTTAATGCTTCCCAACAACCACCAACTACTTGATATGTTATAATCTCATTGTAGCTACCATTGTAACATACATAAATGTATTTTACCCAACCATCACTATACTCAACATGATAGGGCTCTGAATAAGGGGGTGAAGGATAATGACTAAGGTCGCAGTTATCTTCGCAACCAAACAGAAGTATAGCCATCAATAGCTTAAAAAGTGTTTTCATTGTTCTTTGTTCAGAACAAATATATAAAATTATTTTATATATCTACTAAATCTCTTTCTCCAAATGTCATTTGCAACTGCATATCTTTGTTTGTTATCTGGATATTCAGAAATCATTTTTGCATTGTTCATGAATCTATTTAGAAAAGAATCCTTAGTTTCATATTGTTTTGGTTTTATAAGTGGCATATTTAAAATTTACATTTTTCACAATTCCATTTCCTACCTAAAGCATTTATATAAGTTACAAAACTAACTTTGTCATTATAATAAATCCATTTTTTATCATAATAAACACCAGTAACCCAACATTCCTCTAAGGGTATGTTTGTATCATCTGAATTAAATTCATGCTCAACTTTAAGAACAAGAGATTTACCTGTATGCCAAGAATCGCAAATTCTCTCTAACAATAATCTTTGCCCTGTAGGTATTGAATTAAATTTATATTTAACCTCAATTAAAATTAATATCTCGTTGTCAAACTCTAAAACAGCATCAATGTCTGATGGGTGCATGTTTCCGTTTTGTACACCAGTAAAATCAATAACTTGTTTTACTTTATTTCTGTTTCTAATTAAGCTGACTTTTTCTGTCATTAATTTTCTTTTAAGTATTCTAAATATACCCTTTGCAATTTATCATGTAGTTCATTTTTAAAACAACTGCCACAACTTGTAGGTTGCATATTATCTTTAAATACTCTATTATAAATAACTAATAATTCTTTTTGTGTTTCTGAGGTTACTACATTCTTAACATTTTTAAAGTAATTGTCTAAATAATTAAATTCATCTTCATTAAGACATTCTGGTTTGTTATACGGAAACAAACGATTCAGTACATCTCTGCGTTTATCACAGCCACAGTCTTCACCTAATATAAACTTAGCTACTTTGTCAACTCCAGTCTTTTTAAATACCTTTTCAACAGTATCTCCTAAACCTCTAGCTTTTGTATTTTTTGTATTCTTCTTTTGTGTTTTGTCTAATTTTTTCTTTTGCATTTGTTAATGTATTAAATATTGAACTTAAACTTATCTTTGTCTCCTTGCTTAAATCTCTCATGCTCATGCCACTATCAAAATATAACTTAGTTAGTTTTTTGTCGTACCAGTACCAACTATCAATAGTTTGTTCTATTTTTTCATGTAGCTTATCTAAACTCTTTTTTTTAGATACAGTTTGCATATATGATTCATAATCCTCAAAATAATTATTATAAACTTTCTTTATTGAATTGTCATCCATTTCTGTAAATAAAAATATTTTTTTAGTTTTTATACTCTTGCCATACTTGGCAAAATTACTATAGTATAAGTTTCTTAATGTTATGTATATGTAAAAAGTATTGACTTCTGTTTTATTGTACATAATCTTTTTTATGTCTTTTGTATAATCATAAATTCTAATATACATTTCTTGTACTATTTCGTTTGCATCATCATTTGACAAACCAAAGCTTTTTGCCATGTTAAACCAATCTTGGTGTTTGTTGGATAGTATGTCAAGTATCTCACAATTCACAAAGCAATATCTCTTTAATTTGTTCAACAGAATTACAAACAAAGTATGAGCCCTTCCAATTAGATTGAAATTGTAATTCATCTTTAGTAAGTCTCTGTTGAGATAATGTTTTGCTACCATCTTTGATTTCTATTAAATAATTGTTTCCATTGTAACCAACAATAATATCTGGTGCACCTTTGCCAAGTTGATGAGTATGTAATATACTACAACCTATCTTCCTTAGTTCAGAAACTATTTTTTTTTGGTTACTATCTACTCTTGCTTTAAGTCGCACCTATATTTATCTATTTCAACAAAAGGGGTTTGATTGTTAAAATAATATCGGCTTGACTTCCTGTCGTATGTTATACCAGCTATCTCTTGTGGATAACCAACTAATTTTTGTTTTTTTATCTTTTGACTGCCAAATATAACTCTAGTATCGCTAAAGTCAACAGCTCTATTTGGTCTCCATATAAATAGACAATTATCGCATTTATCAGCAAAAGTACCACCACCTTTAATTCTATTTACATCTGGTTTATAATATCTGTTGTTGTCATCTTTTTGTGGTGTAACTTGGTGTGCAACTAAATGTACAGAAATTTTATTCTCTACTGCAAACCTTTTTAGTTCACTCATAAAACGAGATATATATAAATCTTCTCTTTCACCTTTTTGCATCCTGTGTTGGATAGTGTTGTAAGGGTCTATTATCAAAGAACGAATACCTTTTGTCTTAACTAAAAATTTAGCTCTGTCAAAGATATCGTCTAATTTATAACTTTTTTTTGGATATATAACAAAGAAGTGTTTTTTCATAAACTCTAAACCTTCCTTAAAATCTTTCTCAGTCATATAGTTATTGGCATAAAAAGGGTCTGCGCTTTTGCCAATATATGATTCTATTAAATCACTATAGAAATCATTTATAGGCATATTCTCTGGGCTAAATACACCAAACTTCCAACCATCATGAAAAGCTTTTAGTAAAGCTAATTGTCCTAGAAACATACTCTTGCCTTCGTTTTGATAACCAGTCCAAATATTTACTTCTCCTATTCTCCAAGTCCAAGCATTATCTATTGAATCTATGTGAGTCGTAGTACCCCTTTCTTGACCGTTCCTATAACCATCAATCATACTATCGTATATATCGTCAATAGAAAATATACCCTCTAACTTAGGGTCATGAGCATCTCTTACTCTTTGCTTTAATGATTCTATGCCTTCTTTTAATAAAACCTCATTTGCATCTTTATATGGTTTTAAACTTACTATCTTACATTTTTCTGCGCCAAATCTTCTAACTAATTCATCTTCTAAATATCTGCCATTGTCATCATTATCTGTTGCAATATAAACTCTTTCGGCCTGTTCAAATACTTCGTAACAATTAGATATACATTCTAATTTTTTATCTAAGTTTTTATCTTTTATATTTGGTGCACCCATGTTTACAGAAGTATGCCAAGTAATACCAGCTACTTCCCAACTTAACGAATCCATTTCTCCTTCGCATATAATTATTAGCTTTTCGTTTTTTACTCTATCGTAATTATATATAATTGGCAAACTATCTTTACTTTGTGTAAATGTTTTTTTTACTAAACCTCTAGTTTTATAGTTTATCAGTTCATTGTCTTTGAAATATGGAAATACAATACTATTGCCATCTTTTGTGCTTATAATTTTGTTTGCCTGTATTACATCTTTTGTTATACCTCGTTTATGTAAAAACTCTAAACCTTTGTTGTTTATCTTTTGTAGATTATTTTTCTGTGGTTTTGTATATTGTTTTGTAGGCATAAAATTATCTTTTGGTTTTACACATCCTTTCCAACTACATTTATGGCAATTAAAAAGACCTGTATCTAAGTTAATACTTAGACACAAATCTTTATAATGTTTTTTGCCAATTTTGTAACAATTAGGGCAAATGACCTTTTGTTGTGTTCTATTACCCTTAGGATATATAGATATATTTTTGAATTCTTGTATCATTGTTTACACTATGTATTATAATACACTATGTATTATATATATATATATTATATATTACACTATGTATTACAAGGAACTGACAAGCTTGACATCTGGACTTACATAAATCTTTCTTTCTTTACCACCATTGCCTACACTTTTAGTTACTCTTTTTATATATTCTTTGTCTTCTAATTTGTTTAGTACCCTGTATAAAGTTCTATCGTTCATTTTTAATGCGCCACAAATAGATTTATTTGAAGCATAGCAAAAACCTTTTTTTCTGGTTAAACCTTCAATATAAGATAAAACAACAGTTTCTGGTATTGTTAAATTAGTATTCATAAAATTTAAATTAATATTTAAGTATTTGTTATTCATAGTTTTAAAACCACAAACACCCAGTCAAATTGTAAAAAGCTATTATTATGAAACCATGTAATAACTGGGTGCTTATGATTGTTTATTTAGAATGGTAAATCGGTTTCTGGTTTACTCTCTGTTTTTTGCTCTGGCACATACTCATCAATCCAAACTGTGTGAGTTTTACCATATTGGTCAACTTCTTTTTTCTTGCCAATACTAAGTTTTAAAAACTTCCTTCCATTATACTCAATCCAAGAATCTTTTGTCTTGTCTTCAGCTATTGTAAAATTTATTAAATCGTAGTTCTTTACTTGTCTTCCAGAACCTACATACTTTTTTTCGTTCATATATTTAACTTGTTAATAATTTTTCGACTTCTTTACTTACTTTGTATTTTTTTCTGACATCAGCTATTGTTATTCTATTTTCTTTTACAGCTTTTTTTGCATTGTCAAAATACTTGCCTGTTTTTGGCAACCACTCTTTTTCAGCATCTAGCGTTTGAGTAGTTGTTTGCGTCCAATTAGAGCCTGTTTTCGTGCTCTTAGAGTGATTATTAGTTGCATCAGCATCCTTAGTGTCATCTATCAAAAATAAGCCGTTTAAAGCGTACTTTCTAGCATAACTAGATGATGCACCAAAACATTGAGCTATGTCCATACCCTTTTTACTAGGGTCAATACCAGCTTGTGCAGTAACACTTATAGTGTCTGTGCCATCACTTATAGTAACAGTAGCCACAACATATAAAGGGTCATTATTAACAAAATCAGATATTGTCAACAATAAACCTTCTTTTTTAAGTAGTGGTTTTACTGCTTCTAAAATGTCTTCACAACTTCTATAATTGTAATTACCAAAACTGTTCCTTTGATTTTTAGGTGCTTTCAAACTCGTTTGAATAGCCACCAATTTACTTTGTAGATTTTTCATGGTGCTAATATATACAAAAAATGTCAGATGCAAAAAAAAAGGGTAACAATTTTCAGCTACCCCTTTCAAACAATGAAAACAAAGAAATCAATGGATATATAATAACACCCTATTGAATTCATAAAGATAGTAAAAAATACCTATTAAATTCATAAAGGACATAAATAATGTTTATTTACCCTGTCCTTTATATCTTTTTTTATAATTTTTACTGTGCTTAACTTTACTTGATTTTGTTTTTGCGTGTATGCCTTTTCTTTTGCGTGATTTAGATTTATAAGTAGTAACCTCTTTACGCCTAGCCATTATCTTTTAAATATACTTGTAGATTTTTCTGCTGTTCTACCACCAAAATATGCAAGTACACAAGCCATCATGACTTTCTCAAATGTGTCATTCCATACTTCATTTATATGGAAAGGTATCGACTCAATGCTATCAAATATACCAGCAAAACTAAATACCACAATACACCACACAAGAACAAGAGGGCGAACATTTTTACTAAGCCAGCTATCACTAGCCGCATCAGCTTGCCATCTACTTGTAATAGATTCCATTTCTTTATTTTGTTGCTCATATATAAGTTGTTGTAATTTAATTTTATCTCCTGTAGATATTTTTGCTTTACCTATCTCTGCTATTGCTTCTTTCGGTGATGTAACACCGTTTAAAACAGCACCTAACTGTGGGCTTACAACAGAAGCTGCACCAAATAATAATTTGCCAACAGTAGTATCTTTAAATTTCTTTTTATCAGGCATTTGTAATATTTATATATTTTGTTTTACCATCATCACGAACAGCCTTAAGTATTCTGTTTCTGTTTTTATCTTCACTTACATAGCTTACATGTACCCAATCAGGATTATCCTCATTACCAAATTCCCAAATCATCTGGTCATAGTCTAAATTATCTCTAATCCATTCAAACATTTCTTTGTTTGTTTTATGACCATATACATCATCAATATCCATTGCCCTACCTTGACAATGTTGTGATTTGGACGAGCCGCCTATAGATTCATTTAAAGCAATAGACCTATAAAAAGAGTTTATCTTTATTGGGCCACCAACCCAATCCCTAAGTGGTTCAAATATCTTTTCTGCTATAAGCTTCATGTTACTTAAAGAATCCCCATTAGGGGTATTATCAATACCTAATCTAAGAGCTGTAACACTTTTAGTTGCTTCTTTCTCTGATATATGTTGACTAATCATACTTTATTAATTAGTAGCTACTCTTGTATATCTACTTTTATCTATAACATCTTGCATTTCTTGTACAGGTGCTTTTATAGATAATGATATACCAGCATCCCAACGGCCTATTAGACTTCTGTCTCTATAAATAAATATAACTGGTACAGATTTTATTTGTGTCCTTACAGATTGTTTTTGTTCTTCTAACAAAGCTTTTACAATTTTTGCACCCTTTATTTTATTTAAATCTTTATAGTCGTTACGAAAGTTCCAAGAGCTGTTTATGTGTAGTACAGTATAATCTTGTGAACTAGCTATTGCAAATACAAATAGTGCAATTAGGGCAAATATCTGTTTCATTTCTGTATAATTTCATATAATTTCTC